ACCGACAACCGCGACGCTGCGCAAGAAGCTATCGCTGGACTGCGTGACTTGTCCGCCGCCGATGAAGTGACAGGCCGTGGCCGCGTTGACGAAGAGACTTTGCAAGCCCTTGGCGCGGGACGCAAACCGCCGTCCATGCAGAGCGAAGCCCAAGCCGAGAAATATGTTGACGAGCAGAACTTGATCTTTACTGGCCTTGTTCGCCAGTTGGAAAACCGCCGCCGCATGGCAGGCAAACTATCAACGCCCGGCACGTTCCAACAAGATGTGCGCGACGCTAAAGACCGCTACGCTGCTGCCCACATTGCTGAGCTTGAAGCACGTCGCGAAGGCTTGGGGTTACCCAAGATGGCTGACTGGGAGAAAGGCGAGTCTCGTGCGCGTGTGATGGAAGCGCTCAACGAGTTGGAAAACCGTTGGGGCCAAATCAAAGGTCGCAAAGCCGAAGCAGGCCAACGCACGTTTGGCGCACCGATGGAAGCCATCAAGGTGCTGCAACAGCAAATGCGCGACAACGTGAACGCGACAATCAACAACGCTATCACGCGTGACATGGCGCGTCAGGCCGAAGAAGTCGAGACAAAGACCAAGCCACCGAGCGGTGTTCGCTTGACTGCTGACGAGATCAAACTGCGCGGCGAACCACGCCGTGCGGCAGACGAGAAAACGGACGCACTTCGCCTTATTGAGCAAGTACTCACTAACGTGGAACGCCGCACCCGTGCTGTGCCCGTCACAACAGCTAAGCCTACTGCCAAGGTCACTTCGCTTGAAGAGATCGCCAAGCTGTACGAGGTTGAGAAGACTGGCGGCTTGTCCGAAAAGACTGACCCTGCAACGGTTGAGTTGCTGACACAACTGCGCGAAGCGCTCCCTGCCTCGACTGACCCCGAGTTTGCAAAGCTGTCGCGTGAAGTGGCGCAGCGCGTCATGGAAGGCAACTTGCCCAACGCCAATGACGTGCGCGACTTGAACGAGATGATGAAGGCCCAGCAAGCCGCTGGCCAAAGCGTCACACGTCCCGGTGCTACTCCCGAAGAGTTGCAGCGCACCAGCGCTCAGCAACAAGGTGTGTTGTTCCCCGAAGCCGAAGTGATGGTGCAGCGTGCTACGCCAGCCAACTTCCAACGCTTGCTTGACTCTAAAGATGTGCAAGGCATGCGCCGCGCTATTGCTGAGATGCGTGCTGAGAACACCGCGGTGTTGCAGCAGCTCAAGAAGTATGTGCCCGACATGCAAAAGTCCATGAAGGCGGCGATTGATGGCCTGAACAAAGCTCGTGCACAAGTCACAAAAGCCAAAGAGATTGCGCAGGCGGACTTGATGGAGCCAGCGTGGTACGCCCCCGCTGTGCGTGACGTTGTTGAGTACGAGACTGCTTTGCAGTCACTACCTTTGGGTATCAAACGGCTCAAAGAAATCCAACCTAAACTGGTTGGCAAGGCGCTTACGGAAAACAAGCAGGAAATCAAACGCCTGCAAGACGGCTTGAAAGAAGCCAAAGGCAAAGTTGACGGCGCCCGCAAGAAGCTTGACGACCTGATGACCCAGTACCAAAAAGACGTGGTGCTGCGCCAAGCTACGCAAAACGCCGCCAAGCGCGCCGTCAAAGCAGAGACTGCTGCCGCTGAAAAGCTGGCCAAGCTACGCCAGCAAGCCGCACAAGTTGAGGAAAGCCTGCCGCTGGACTCAACAGAGAAGGCGCTCAAAGAAGCCACGCAAGCTGCGCGTGAAGGCATGGGCTTGCCCGGTCGTCGTCTGGTTAAGGACACTACCGAGATGAAACGCCGCGCCGCACAGATTCGTAGCGGCATGGGCGGTCTCGAAAGGGCGCTGGACAAGGCCAAGAAAGCCGGCAAGACCGAAGATGTCGAGCGCTTGCAAAACCGTTTGAACGAGTTGGAAAACCAGCTCGATTCGTTGTACGAGACCTCACCGGTGGTGGAGACAAAACTCAAAGAAGACGGCGAAGCGTTGCTTGACCAAGCCTTTGAAGACGCGCAAATTGCCTTAGCGGCAAAGCAACGCGCTGAGCTTGGCATCCCCACGCAGACGCTGGCTGGCCGCCGTGTTGGCCCCGTGGTTAAGAACGTTCGTTCTGGCCTGAAATCGCAAGCCGGCGAGCGCAAGTCTTTGAGCAGCGCAGCCGACGCTGCCACTGACGCCCTTGTTGCCGCCCGTGCTGAGCGTACAGAGCTTGAGCGCCGTGAGAACTACCTCAAAGACAACGGCAAGAAAATTCCCGGCGACTTGAAGCAAAAGCTCAAGGACGTCGATGCACGCATCAAAAAAGCAACCAAACTGGTCAACCAGCTTGCTACCGAGGAACGGGCTGCCCGCAAACTCGTGACCGCAGAAGGCCAAAAGGCTGTTGCCGCGGAGATCAAACGTGCCGCTGAGTTGGGCGACGACGCCAAGCTGCGCGCGCAGGGCGACTACGCTGCGCCGTCCTACAATCTTGTCAAGAAAGACATTGCCGACGCCGTGCGTGATGGGCGCCCGATGGATGTGCTCGAAGGTCTGGCTGAAACAGCTTCGACCCCGTTTGCACGCGATCTTGCTACACGCTTACAGCCGCTGGTGATGCGCACCAAACTTCGCACAGAAGATGGCGTTACATACAACGGCAAGCGCGCTGACGGCGTTTACATCCCGACAAAGAACACCGTCGTCATTGACGACAACAACATTCACGAAGAAGTGCTGCTGCACGAGTTTGTGCACGCGGCTACAGGCCGTGCGCTGAACATGCCTGACGCTGACCTGACGCCCAGCCAGCTCAAAGCAAAGCAGTCGTTGACCAAGCTGTACAACCAAGTTGCTGCCGACAAAGCGCTGGCCGACGAGTACGGTATTGAGGACATTGAAGAGTTTGCGGCAGAAGCCATGTCGAACCAAGTGTTCCAAGAAAAGCTTGCTCAGCGTAGCTACGACAAGGGCAGCATGTGGGAGAACTTCAAGCGTTTTGTTATGCGTTTGTTGGGCTACAACGAGACTGCGTTTGACGCCGCCAAGAAAGATATTGACGCTCTGTTCATGCCGTCAAAGGCGTACGAGAGCGCTCAGAAAGCGGCAGTGGGACGTGCTGAAGCACCCGGCTTTGAAAATGCACTGGACGTGGCCAACGAGGTGATCTCGCAGCCAAAGACCATTCGTGAGCGCATCGAAGCAAACCTTGGCTTGGCTTTCCGCACGCAGTTCTTGGACCGCCTAGCTCCGTTGGAGAAGATTGCCGCCGAGTACATGGACAGCTTCAAAGGCACGCAGATGATGTACTACCTGCGCATGATGGACCAGAAAATGTCTTTCGTGCAGCAAGCTGTTGGGCGCGGTGTGCCGCAGCTCAAAGCTATCGAGCGTCCTGACGGCGAGACCGAGTATGTGTTCCAAAGCGAAGACGGGCCAAACTTGGCCAAGGTTGTTGAGACCTTGAAGAAAACCCCCGGCATGAACGCAGCCGCAGCAAACCAGTTGTTTACGCTCTACTTGGGCGCCAAGCGTGCTGACCGTGTGGGCTACAACGCTTTGAACTTTGGTGTGTCGGAAGACAAGCTGCGCTCAGCCGTGGCTGACATTGAAGCCAACGACGAGGTGCGTGCCGTGTTCGAGCAAGCACGCGACGAGTACAACGAGTACAACCGTGACCTGATGAAGTTCATGGAGCAAACTGGCGCGCTCAAGCCTGAGGAAGCGAAGCGCTTGGCTGAGACCAACGACTACATCCCTTACTACCGCGAAGAAAACGGCAACGCCGTGCTGGTGATTGGTGGCGAAGGCACCTACAAGGTGGGTAACCTGAAAGACCAACCGCAGCTCAAGCAGTTGATTGGCGGCGAGGAAAAGATTCTCGATTTCTTAACATCGAGTGTTCAAAATACAAGCATGTTGATGGACATGGGCTTGCGCAACCAAGCCACTAAGAACGCCATGTTTGAGCTGGTGAACTTAGGCTTTGCCAAGATTCTCAAAGGCGAGACCTCCGGCGACGACATTGTTCGCTTCAAGGAAAAGGGCGTTGATAAGTATGTAGCGATTGACGCTGCCGCATCGGGCATTCCTGCTGACATTTTGGTCAAGGGCATGGAAGGTATCCCAGTCAACAACTCCGCGCTGGTGCAGGCCATGGCCATGCCAGCTACGCTGTTGCGTCGTGCTATTACGCTTAGCCCGCTCTACGCAGCACGCCAGTTGTTCCGCGACTCGGTTGCCGCACCGCTTTTGTCTGGCGCAAACTTCACGCCCGTGGTTGGCGCGTTGAAACAGTTAGGGAATACTGACACCCGTGAAAAGCTGGAAGGGCGTGGCATCGTGGGCGGCCAAGTGTTTACTGGCACTAACGAAGATTTGACCCGCATCTTAGGCGAATTGCAGTCCGGCAAGATGGGTGTGGGGCAGCTTATTGCCCGCGCCGAGGCGATCGCTTACACGTCGCGCTCAGTACGACTCTTACATCGAGCAAGGCATGTCGGATATGGAAGCCACGCTCATGTCGCTGGAGTCCATGAACTTCAACCGCAAAGGTTTGTCGCCAAGCGTGCGTCTGGCCAGCCAGTTGATTCCGTTCTTCAACGCACAAGTGCAGAGCTTGGATGTGTTGTACCGCGCCATGACAGGCACGATGCCGATGAACGAGCGTTTGGATATTCAGGGTAAGTTGTATCGTCGCGGCGCGTTGCTAGCCGGTACTGCGATTGCTTACGCCATGATGATGCAAGACGACGAAGCGTATAAGAACGCCTACCCTGACGAGAAGTACGGCAACTTCTTCGTGCGTGTGCCGGGGCTTGATGAGCCTGTGAAAATCCCTGTGCCGTTTGAAATTGGCTACATCTTCAAGGCTTTGCCTGAGGCGCTTGTTAACTCTATGGCCAGCGAAGAAGGCGCCAGCGAGGCGTTCAAGGCGTTCAAGAACATTGCTATTCAAACCGTGCCCGGTGGCACGTCGATGTTCTTGCCAGCGGCAGTCAAGCCTATTGTTGAAAACGTCACCAACTACTCGTTCTTCAGCGGTCGCGGCATCGAGTCGAAGGCCGAAGAGATGCGCTTGCCTGAGTACCGTTTCCGTGACAACACATCAGAACTGGCAAAAGGTATCGGCCAACTCACAGGCACATCGCCATTGAAGATTGAGAACTTGATTCGTGGCTATACCGGCAGCATGGGCACGGCGCTGGCGCAGTCTCTGAACTTTGCCATGCCAACAGAAGGCACCCCAGACAAGGCGGCCAAGCGATTGTCGGACGCGGCAGTGATCGGGCCTCTCTTCCAGCCTAACGACGCCGGTGGCATCATCGGCGCTACCTACGATCGCGTTACCGAAATTCAGCAGGTGCAGAAAACGTACAACGACATGATGCAGCAGGGCCGTGCAGCCGAAGCCCGCGCTTTCATGCAAGAGCGCTCAGAGGAATTGGCCAAGGCCGCCATCGCTGGCAACGTGCAGCAACAGCTCGGCAGCATCACCAAGGCAATGAACGCGATCAAGGCATCGAACATGACGCCAGAAGAAAAGCGCGAACAAGTAGACAAGCTGCAAAAGCTGCGAATCGAAATCGCTAAGAACGCTCGGAGCCTGCTCTAAAAAACCAGACGCCAAGACGCCCGCCCCGGATGCACGCAATAGCGCGTGCATCCAAAAGGCGCAGCTTCAAGGCTGCCTTCAGTCCATCTTGCCGCTGGGTTTCGACGTCGAGGCAGGGCACGAAAAAGCCCCGCCCCTTTTTAAGCGTCTTCCAAGGATAGTGCACCACGAGCGTCATCGTCCATATCCGAAATGCGGCGGCTTATTTTTAACACGGCTACGCGCATCTGTGGCCCCTTTGTACGCGCCGTCATGTCCTTCTTAGGCATCGGCGTGACGCTAAACATTTGCGACAACTGCCGCTTGAAGTCGGCATAGCCGAAGCTCATGGTCGAGCAATAGGACTTGAGCATCTGTTCTTCGATGAAGTAGTCGATGTGGTCCTTGGTTATGCCGTGTTCAACGCGTCCCATGATGCGGCTGCGGGTAATCGACTGATCGACCACGCCACCATCGCCCAGCTCAGCCAAGATACGCCCGCCGTCTATGTGTCGCACAACGATAAAGCTGCCGTAGTTCTCGCGTGTGTACGAGTTCAGCACATCCTCAGCGTCGCGTGAGCTTGACTTGATGTTGGCGCGTGCAGCGGTCACTACCTTTTTAAGACAAGCGACGATTTCTTTCATAGGAAAGTTGATGATGCCTGCATGCTTGTCGCCCATCAAACCGCCCACAGCCACGATGGTGGCTATGCCAGCCATCCAAAAGCGCTCGTCGTTGGTAGCGTTGAACTCTTTATACACGCCGTGCACCGCTTCGGGCACCATGGTCTTTAACAAGTCAACATTCTTAGCCATGTACTCGACCAACATGTAGCCCGCCACGGCGTAGTTGTGCTGCAACGACTTGATGATTTCAATCTCGTGAGGCTCCCACGAAAGCTCGTCCGTCAAGATAAATTCCAGCAAACGGCGCAGTTCGCCCTCGGATGAGTGCTTGCGGCCACCGGTGAGATAGTCCACCGCGTGCGTGTTGGAGGACATGATTGCGTTGGTCATCCATGTAGACAAGTTAACGCGCTCTTTGTTGGCGCCAGACTCCATACGCTCTTTGCCTCGGCCCTCGGTCATGTCCAACAAGAATTCAGGGAACCACTCGAAGTCCTTGCGGTTTTTGGCGGTGATCTCGTCGGTGATGAGGGGGTGGCTGTTGAGCAAGCCAAGGCGTTGCTGCATGGCAACAGACGATGTGCCTTTACCGGTGCGGTAGTGTGTTGGGTGACCCCAGACAGAAGCCGCTGCTTCGAGCGCCAGCGATTTACCGGTGCCCGACTCGGTTGAGCCGCAGTGATAGGTCATGCCGTATATGCCAGTAAAGCGCATCAAGGGTGCGCCAGCGCCTGCCAGCAAGATAGCCAAGTGGTTGAACATGCGCTTGTTGATGAGCATTTGAACGAATAGACGCCACTGCTCGATCGTGCCTGTTGGCTTGGTGTTGGCCACAATGTTCTCCAGCCCGGGCATAGGTACTGCCACCGGTGGAGCGTTCTTCGAGAAGATTTTGCCCGCGTAGACATAGGTGTCGTCGTCTTGCCAACCGTAGTTTGCGGGTACTTTCACAGGCGTCTTCGACGTGCTGCATGCCTCGACACAAGCGCGAATGTATGCGAACAGGTTTTGGTCGTTGCCCGAACCGAACGAGGCGATGATGTTTTGTTGAGCCAGTGCCTTGACGGTTTCGTCTTTACTGACCACCGCCTTTTGCGGCATCGTGATCGGCATTGCTCCCTCAGGCCGTAGCGCCAGCATGTGCACGGTGTGGTCACCAGCATGCGCCAGAATGTCCACCACGAACAGCTCGTAGGGCAGCAACATGATTTGACGCTTCATTGGGTTGCCCTCGGCGTCTTCCTCTTCCTTTTCGATGAACACACCACCACGCGCACCGTAGGAATAACCCTTAGGCGGTGTTGGGCGCAGAATCTTGCGAATCTCTTCGTTCACGCTTGGGCTTGCCGAAGGCATAACCACTTCGATTTCTTTTTCCTCGGTCTCCACCAGCGTCTCGCGGCCAAGGGCCAGCGGGTTGGTGATCTTGCCAAAGTGCTTGCACTTGTCGCACACGCCGGGGTTCTCGCTGTCAAACTTGGCGCAGGGGTAGGGGCCCTTGATCTCCGCCATCTTTTGAATCATGCGTTGCTCGGTGTAGGGGTGCTGCTTGGTCAGCCACAACGCGGCTTTCTGCCCGTCATCGCAAGGCTTGGCAATGCTGAGCCAGCCGCGCCACAAAGGTTCCATGCCGTCGTCAGTAGCGTTTTCGAGAAAGTACTCAAGCTGCGCGCAGCCTGCACCGGTTTCTGTGCGTTTGAGGATTTGCTTGAAGTAGGTGGCCGTGTTTTCAAACAGCTTCACGCTGGTGGCCGTTACAGCCGCCTCAGGACGCTTGCCGGGCAGAGCTAGGCCAGACGGGGCGTGCGCAATGTCTTCTTCGTCGAGCAAGTCCAGCACGCAGGCTTTGAGTGCGCGAAAACTAAATGTGTCGCCTTCTGCCATCAGCTTGACAGGGCGTGGCTCGGGGTACTTCTCTTTGAAGTTGAATGTGTTGGGTATGCGCAACACACGGGCAGCGTCTGCGGTCACGGTCATGTCGATGCTGAGCTTTTTTTGCTTGCACAGCTTCTTGAAGTTTTCAGCCAGCGGCTTCCATTCTTCAATCGTCACTTCTTTGGTAAACGGCCAGTAGCAGTGAATGCCCCCGCCAGAACCAACAATCCAAGGCATGCCAAGGGAGTCAAGCCCTGTGTCTTCCAAAAACGCTTTGAGTGCGATGGCAGCTTGCTTCTTGCTGGCGTAGCCGTCCATATCAATGAACAGCGACTTAATGAAGCGTGCGTTATCAGCACGGCGCTTGCCGGACTTCTCAAAGGTAGCCAGCGCATAGAAAACGTTGCGCTTGGCGGCAACCCAGTCGTCTACGCTGGGGTAAAAATCAGATACGTCTTCAACATAAATATGCTCCTTTTTTGTTGTACTCAGCTCTGCCGCACAGTAGAACCCGTGGCCCGAAGACGGCAAAACCACCGCTAGAAAGTCAAGCGGAGTCATGTCTATCCTTTGTTGTTATTTGAAAAGGTCGAGTTGTTTTTCGTCGCGTGGGGGAAACTCGTCCGATGGGGCCAACGCTGTGAAGCGGCGCAGCAACTCCTGCTGATAGGCAGGAGACAAGCCCTCAGTGCCAAGAATGAGTGCGCAACGGTTGATTAGTTCACTATTGCTTAGGTTTCTAGGTTGAATGTCTTGCATGTTTTCTTCCAAGCATCGTCAGCCGAGTGTGACGACTGCAAAATTTTGAGGAGCACTTCTGCGCGTTCGACGTATGCAGGGAAAATATCCTTGCCCAAGAACCAGTTGTACACGGTCTGCCGTGTCACACCCAGCGCTTTAGAAATACGCACTACCGAGAAGTCGTGATAGATAGCCCAACGCCCGAGCTGGTTGCCCAATGACTTCGGTGTGTCAGCTACGTCGTTGATTATTTTTTGTGAGTAAGGCATAAGTGAGCGGGGGCCAAAGCCCCCTGAGAGTTAACCAGTTACGCTTTTGCTAGGGAACAGTTCTTCCAGCACTTTTTCGTACTGTTGTTTGCGGCGCTCTAGCAAGGCGGCTTTGTCGAGTTTGTCGAGCAGGCTGGGGAAGCTGATTTCTTCCTTGGCGCACATCTCCTGCACGTCAGATTCCAAGCGAATCAACTCGTCGTCCAGCTTGGCCATTTCCAGCTCAGCCTGTGAGCGTACCTTACGGGCACGGATGGGCGCAAGGGCTTCCGACAATTTTTCTTTCGACAGTGCGATGACTTCGGCAAAAGGTTTGAGTTTCATGTTAGTCCAGTAATAAAAGGTTTTTGTTGTTGAGATATTCAGGTGGGGGGAAGCCCTCAGCCTTTTTAGTTGTTGGCTTCTCGGCTTTGCCTTCCTGAATTTGTTGGTCAGTTACCTGACCTTGCATTTGGCGATACGGGTCGTACGCCTGTTGTTGCCGCATCGCTTCGTAGCGTTGGCGATCTATTGCTTCGCGATAGCGGCGCTCTTGTTCTTCGTAGTAGCGCTGGCCGCCGTACGGGTCATACAACCCGCTTGTGTTGTTGCTGGTCCAGACTGCCATCACGCCCCCTTACGAAACTTGGAGGCGAACCAGTCGCGCAAGTCGTTGAGCTTCCAACCGACCCAGATGCCGATCACAAGCGCCAACCCCATAGCAACGAGAACGTCTCCGCGTCCAGCAAAAATGCCGACTGTGCTCATTTAGCGCCTACAGCCTTTGGCAGTGGGAAGGGTACTTCGCGAGTAGAAGCGCATGAACCGTCTTGGCCTTTGCCGGGGTGCTTCGACCAGTTGTCGGTAGGCGACACCATCACGCAGCCTTGTGTGCTCGACACAGTGCTACACATCACAGTCGCCTTTTGGATTTCCAAGTTCTTGGTCTTGCCTTCCTCACGCTCAGCGCGCATAAACACCACCTCGGCCCAGCCGTCGCCTTGGGGGCAAGTGGATGAGTGCGTAGTGTCAGCTTTCACGATGGTTTCCCAGCCTTGAATGCGCGGGTTCTGGCGTTGGTACTCAGCGGCAGATGCGCCAGCGTTTGCGCGACCTTGTGCGCGTTGCTCTTCGACTGTTTGGAACGAGAACGCCATGTCTTTGCTGACTTGGCCGCCGTCCTTCATCACTTGGTCAACGTTCTTGGGACCGCACGCGGTCATTGCGGCGGCTACGATGGATAACAAAATAAGTTTTTTCATTAGATTCCTCTTTGGTTTATGTTGGAAAGGGCCGAAGCCCTTTCATTAGTCTTCGTCGTCCCAGTCAGCAACCACTTGCGCTAGCTTTTTCTTGGCTGGCACAGAGGTTTCTTTCTTGGACTCTTTACGCACGACGGGTTCTTCTTCGTCGTCCTCATCATCGGCTTCAACCTTTGGCTTGGCCTTGGTCTTAGCTTTTGGTGCTGGCGGCTCTTCGTCCTCGTCGTCTTCCACAGGCTCGGGCTTGGCTTTCGTTTTTACTTTTGCCTTTGGTGCTGGTGGCTCTTCGTCCTCGTCGTCTTCGACTTGGGGCTTGGCCTTGGCTTTTGCTTTTGGCTTCTCGCCTTCGAGTGCATCGGCTGGTTTAACTGCGTCCACTGCCGCAACAGTCATGGTGACCGCACGGATAGCTTCATCAGTTGCGCCCTTTTCGTTGCCGGTGGCGTACTCATCATCAGTCAACCAACGCATTGCTTTGAAGAACAACTTGGGGCTTTCCGCCTTGGTGTCGAACTTCAAGCGGGTAACCACCATGCTGGGGTCAACGCCTTGTGCAACCAACCAACGAGCGTATGCCTGCAAGGGGCGGTTCTCGCCTTCTTCTTTGCCGAACAACGAAGTAGCTGGCAAGGGCAACTGCATCACGTCGCCGTCAATCTCATCCGCCAGCACAACGGCCAAGCGTTGTTGGTAGCGACAAGCGCGGCTGTTGCCGGTGCCGGAACCCGCAATGTTTTGCTCACACTTAGCGCATGAGTCGGCTTGAGGGTTCTTGGACTTAGCGTCAGGTGTATCACCATCAGCAGACCAGCAATCAGGCGCAGCAGCGGTCTCGCCGTCATACTTGGCGGCATACCACACGCGACCAACCTTGGGGGCAGCACGCACGATAACGACGTCAAGGTAGCGCTCTTCAATAGCAGCGACTTCTTCACCATCAGACATAAGACGGAACACGCCGCCTTTGATTGAGATGCGTTTGCCGCCACCAGCGCCGCTACCGATCAGGGCTTTGGCGGTATCAGACAGTTCGCCTTTCTTGGCGAACGCGGGGACATTTGCCCCTTTGAACAGAGTGATGTTGCTCACTTAGTACCTTTCAGAAATTTGTAGAACTCCTCAGCGCGAGGAAGGATTTTGTTGACCGAACGCTTGTCAGCCTTGAGCGCCTTAAAGATGGTGACAGACTCGCCCAGTGCGTGTTGGCGAAGCCACTGGTCTTCACGCTTTTCTTGTGCGGCTAAGTCGGCCAGCGCTGAAATAGCTGAGGTTGCGTTTTGGTTTGTTACGGTTTCGTTTGACATGTAATTAACTCCAAGTTACTGCTTTGACTGCCCACATTTGGGCGGTTTGTGTTTCAGTGATAGCGATGCTGAGCATGCGCTTCACCTCGTTGTCCGTTGCTTGCTCACGCAACGAATTCAGATGGTCAACAACGCCAGCGAAATCAGATTTGATTTGCGCCACAACTTCGTTGCCGCCGGGATTGAAAGAAACGCCACAGGCTTTCTCGCCAAAAGTAAATTCTGGGTTCATAGTTCTCACTTGCTTGGTTTGCGTACCGATACGCTGTACTCCGCGTTGGAGCTCAGCCCCGGGGGTACGAGACCCGGGTTTTCTTCAAGGAACTGCTTCATGTTGCCTTGATGCACACGCTTCTCATACAGGTCTAGGGCGTCGTGTTCGACCACGAAGGTTTTGAACGAGTCCCAGTCTGTGGTGGTGTAGCGTGTGGTCACGCCGAGCACGATGGTGCCCTGTGATGTGCGAACGGATGTGACGCCCTGCGCCTGCATCTGTTCCTTCATTGCTTGCTTGAGTTCTTCTTGGGTGGCTTTGAGCACCTCGACTTTGTTCTCGTACTCTTGGGTGAGCACTTGAATTTCGTCGCGAACTTTACGATAGACCTTGGCAAGCCTATCAAGGGGTATGACGTCTTCTGACATATTGCTTCTCCGTTTTGTTGCTTTGTGCAACGTTTTTGTTTTGTCTATGGTTTGACATTGTACATAGTTTGAAGTTGTGTGCAACCCCCTTTCAAGATTTAATTTCTGTGTCGAACATTTCGGTCAATAGTGAGTGGTCACTCACCTTAGACTCCAGTGCTTTAAACATCTTCTTCTCGATGGGCGAGCCTTGGATGTGGATAACCGTCACCTTGTCGGACGTTTGCCCCTTGCGGTCGGCGCGGGCGCAGCACTGGATGTACTGCTCAACGGACATAAGCGGGCCGTAAAAAACAACCGTGTCGGCAGCGGTCAGGGTAATACCGTGAGCGGTTGCCTGTGGCTGCATCACGAGCACGCGTGGCTGGGGCTCAGTTTGAAAGCGCTTGATAATGTCTGCGCGCTTGCTTGCCTTGACCTCGCCATAGATAACTTCGTTTGCAATATTTTTGCTCGTTAGATACTTCGATATGCTGTCGATGCTCGACACGAACAACGCAAACACAATTACCTTGCGATCAGTCTCTTCAAGAATTTCTTCCAGCACAGACAAGCGAGGCGATGCGTCGAACTCAACAACTTCACGATCATCGGTGTACGCTGCGCCACAAGAGATTTGCAGCAGCTTTGAGACACCGGCAGCAGCATTGACTGCGCTGATAGTCTCGCCCGCAGCTTGAATCAACATACGCTCTTTTAACAAGTCGTAGTACTTCTTCTGCTGTGGCGTCAAAGCAACTTCGCGTGTCATGGTAATGACTGGCGGCAAGTCCAAGCACTGCTCTTTGGTGAAGCGAATCGAAGGCTGCAACGCATCGTGCACCAGCTCAACAGCGTTGGCTACCGGCGCCCACTTGTATAGCGTGATCTTATTCATCACCTTGTCGCGCCACGCAGTGAAGAACTTAGGCACACCCTCAGGGTTGACTAGCTTGGCAAGACCGTACGCGTCCACTGGCGACTGCGATGCAGGCGTACCAGTCATCATCCACAACAAAGTCTTGGGGGTGATGATCGAAGCCAGCGTTTTCCATCGCTTGGTAGTAGCGGTTTTATACGCGTTAGCTTCGTCAACAATAACAAGATCAAACTTGCCGTTTGCTTTCACTTCGTCAGCGATCAGATTCAAGCCTTCGTAGTTTGTGATGACGAACTCATAGCCTTGCTGAATCATCTCAATGCGGCGCGTTGCTTGTGTGTGGTGGGCAACGATAGCGCTTCGATGAATGATGCTGTTACTCAAGTCCTGCATCCACGCAGACTGCATGATCGACAGAGGGCACAGTATCAACACACGACGCACTTCGCCACGCTTCATCAGATAGTCAGCGGCCCACAGTGCAGACAGTGTTTTACCTGTGCCGGGTTCACTAAACACAAACGCCTTGCGATGCAAGGTTAAGAATGATGCAGTCTCTACTTGGTGCGCCATGGGCTTGAATCGCCCCGGCCAGTCGTACCGTCTTGTTATCGGGGATGGTACGTCCCTCACTCCCATATTGCGCAGCACTCGCGCTTCGTCAAGGCCGAAAAACACCGCTACTTCTGACGTACCGTCTGCATACGTCTCGATCACTTTACTGCGCGGGATGATACTGTACCGCTCTGGGCTACGCGTTCTAAGCAGCAGCGCCTTGTTGTCGATTATTTCCATTGCTTCTCCAGTTTGTTTTTGATAAAACCCGCCACACCGTAGCCCGAGATATGTCGAATCGGTTTTGTATTTGTTTATATGTGCACAAGTGTTCACTGCGCATTCGCCGTATCTGCGCTACTTGCGTCTGCGTAAGTTTTGCATTTCCGTTTTTCTCCCCCTGTGCTTGTCGGTTTTTAAGCAGCTTGTCTATCAAGTTTGCTTCCGGGGAACCCGCAAATAAGTGTTTAGGGTTTATGCAGATCTGGTTGTCACAAGCGTGCATAACCACAGACGGGCGCTCTCCTTTAGTTAACGCGAACACTTCGCGATGTAGCAACTGCGATGAAAAAAGCCCGTACGGAGCACAGGCCGCGTACCCTTCTTTGTTAACACCGCCCTGCCACTCCATGCAAGTACCGTTGAGCTTAGTGTTTTTTAGCACGTCCTCGACAGTCTGGTACTTTCTTTTAAAAGTCATTTGTTATCTCCCATGTTTGCTTTAGGCGCGCGCAAACGCAAATTACCGGTTGTAGACTTACCGCCTTTGCGTAGAGGTTTGATATGGTCAATCTGCTTTCCTGCTCGGTCGATGCCCTTCTTGTCGTACGCACGACGCGCACGCTGACGCTCATGCTGATCGGACCCGGGGCCGGACTTGCCGGTTTCCAAATCGCGTTTATATTCCGCGGCGTAGTCTCTTTTACGTGTTGCCATTTTTAACTCCTAGTGCTTGGGGTGAAACTCGCAGCCTTTGACTGGGCACCAACCGCATAGCGGGTTCTTGTTCGGGTTCCAGACGTCGTGCTCCATCGAAGCCTCAATCTTACCCACCCGCTCACGATAGCGCCACCACTCGTCCGCCACTTCGCCCACCTCCATGTTCATCTTCACCATGTCGTCTTTGACAACAAACAACAGCGAGGACTTGACTTGGCGGATGTGCGGGTAGTGCGCGAACACCATGATTGACATGAGCTTTAACTGGTCGCGGTCGGGGTACTTGTTGCTGCCGGTCTTGTAGTCCACCACCCATGCGGTAAGGTTGTCGTCATCCAAAATGAGCAAGTCGGCAATGCCGCGCACCCATGTCTTCTTTGACCGCCAATCGCAGGGGTTGAGGTTTACATCAAGCGCCATCTTTTGCTCGGCTAGCTTGCGACCCGGCTTCTTGAGCAAGGCGTCTAACACGGGCTGGATGAACTCGAATTGCGGCGGCAAGGGTGTGCCCTCAGCCACATATAACTCAGCCGCTTTATGCAGCTCGTTGCCGTAGCGTGAGGCATCCGTCTCTTCAAACGGGTACTTCTTCAACACGCGAACCTCGTGGTATTTGCGTGCGCAGTTTTCGTAGTCTTTCAGAGCCGTGTGGCTCCACGCTAGTTGTGTCATCAAAACCTCGCTGTGCTAATTGCTTTGTACAAGCGGCTTGAAATGCCGTGCACAAACTCTTCGTCGTTGTTAAGGCGGTGGCGTCCCATGTCGTGCAGTATGGCGTGAATCAACTCGTGCCAGAACGTGTCGTGCACTGTGTCCTTGCTGTACTTGCGTCGTGTGACGTTGCTCTTGGTACTGATCTTGATCTTCTGCGTGGGGTAGCTAACCTCACCCATGTGACCATGCTCTTGCATGGCCTCAACAACCTCGACCGAGTACCACTTGTCGCCTACTTTAATTTTGCGTGGTATGTCCATAACTCTCCTAATTTTTGGCTAAGCCATATCTACGGTGATGGCCACCGTCAGCCGCCAGAGGAATCCCCGGCATGTACTTCGGTTCAACTGTCATCTGTGACAGCATCCAGTCGTACGCTTCTTTTGCTTCGCTCTTAGGGGCGATTGCAATCTGTTCATCATGCACTGTCCCTGCCACGAAGTACCGTTTAGAGGTACGTAGCATGCCGTCAGTCATGACACAACGCGCAACACCTTGTGTTACGTTGTTAGTCACCTTGCCAGCGTAGAGCTTTGTTGCATCTTCGCCGTACACCCAGTTCATGATTACGTTGCCGTTACGGTCACGCACTGGTTTCTTGGTTTCTTTGTTGATTTCAGGTTCGCGGCGGAGATCAGGATACAACAAACTCATGCCCGAAGGCAAGATGATTTCACCCTTCTTAAACAGAACACAACCTTTATGGTTATATTCTTTGCCGTCGTGCAGGCTGCTTTGAATCAAGTGGCCAAACAAATCCCACATAGCTGTCACAGGGTGTGCAGTTGCGCGGTAAATGTCGATGATCTTCTTAGCCGCCACGCAGTGAATGACCAACTCTTCAGTTGTGCAGACGTGCGCGATCTCTTCCATTTTTTTGATGTTGTCTGGCCAGTCGAGAAACTTCTGCACATACGCCGGGGTCACGCCCAGTTTTTTCGCAAACGCTTTGTCATACCGAACTGGGGGCGCACCGAGGAAGCCAACAAGTAGCTGCGCCGCGAACGAAGCCCACCCAAGACCGTAGCCGCAGTTATGTACAACCAAAGGACCGTGCGAAGTGAGCACCGTGTATCTATTTCTTGGCCCTGCGTAACCGATGTCGTAAGTCTGCATTCTCTGCTTCAAGGGCTGCGACCCGTCTTCTAAGCTCTTCGACACTACGTGCGCTAATGCGCCGCTTGTTCCCCATGTTGACGCTTCGGCTGACGAAGCGGAGGTTTCGTGGTTGGTAGCCTTTGTTGTTGTCGATACGGTCGAGTTGTAGCGCAGGTTGGTCCCATCCTTCAAGCGAGACCAAGTACTTGAGAAACTTGACACGATCTTCAAGCCAAGGCGTGTGAACAGTGATGCCTCTCCCACCGTAGTCTGGGTACACGACACTGTTTGGGTTTGTGCACCGTGTGATGATTGCGCTGATACGGTTAAGCAAGCGCTCTCTATGCTTTCTGTCTGGGCAGATTTTTTCGTAGCCAAGGTTTGCGTGTCTTGTGTCGATCGCTGCTTTATATGCGCAGTTACGGCACCGTGTGCTTCTTCCTGCAACGATGTTTTGACGATCAACGAATCCTTCCCATCCGCAGACACACCGCATGACTGGGTGGTACCCGCCGTTTCTACGCCCCCATTCGACACAGGTAAGGTCGCCGATAACAGCGCCGACTGCAAAAGGGAAAGGTTTGCTAGGACCTCGGACCACTCCGCCCACCCATGTTCCGTCAGGATTTCGTGGTCCGAAGTTGCGCTGATTCCCAGCGCTGTTAGCACTTCCTTTTCGCCTTGCGGCACTACCCCTTGATGACATACCCACTCCTCTCCATCCCAGACCATATCCGTAGCCTGCACCTGTACTATAGGCACCCAGCCGCGATTTGTCAACACCGGCGTGTCTGCGCCGAAGCAACCAAGCAACGCGCTTTTTGCAGACTGCCTAAGATCGGGGTGGCTATCTTTAGTAAGTCCGGGTATGTTGAACATCTGCGCACCGAACGCGGCATAAGCGTCAGCACCTGAGCGGAAGACGTCGAGGAGATCTTCATAGTCCGAAAGCCACGCAAGAACTCGCGGCTCAATTTGCGAGAGGTCCCCAACAATGAGTTCGTAGCCTTCGGGAGCCATAATCGCTTTGCGTAAGAACGAACCTCGCTTGAGGTTTTGCATGTTGATGGCCGAGCCTTTGCTTGCTGTCCATCGTCCCGTCGAAGCGCCATAATACGAAAGCGGAACAGGGAGTGCCCCTCGGCGCGAGATGTCAAGGAACCGTTGGGCGAGAGTTCGCTCCGTCGTAGACTTAACCCGAAGGCGTGCCTCACAAAGAGCGGCAATGTCCTCACGTTCACCATTGAGCAACGCTTGGAAGAGGGCGTCATTCTTCGCAAGCGCGAGTGTTTCGCGCCCGGTAGTTTTACTTGTTTTACGCGGGGCAGGAACCCCGAGCGTTTCAAGTACGGCAGCAAACTTTGGGTTCGACGCGAGGTCAGTTTCATCCACGTTAAGCTTCGTAAGTAGGGTTTCACGTTTGGTTCTTTCATCAACGATAGCGTCGCGCAGCATGTCACTGTCTAGTTCCAGTTGCGGTAGCGTGTACATCTTGAGCGTCATGTCGATCAGACGCAACTCTTTCTTGGGGTACGCCCATTGGTCAGGCGTATCAACGTCGTACTCACCTGCTTCGTAGGGCGTGTGGTCAAACTGCACGAGCTTGTTAAACACACGCTCACACAAGAACACATCGTGCTTGCAATACTCGGCCAGCTCTTTCTCCATCACCGCACCCAGCTTGCGCACGCCGTTGGTGCTGTGCACTGCTTTGCCCTTGGCTGGCAGGTTGTAGTGCTCGGCCAGCTTCATCAGACTGTTGCCTACTTCTACCCCCCGCAAGGCGCGAGCCATACTAAGAGAATCAAAAACAAAGCAGGGATGCCAGTCAAAAATCCATGAAAGTATGGAGACGTCAAACTGCGCGTTGTGCGCCAACACCGCCGTAGTTTCCTGCGGGTAGCAACTGAGAATGCGCGGTAGTTCACTTGCGCGATACCACTGCGTAATCTTGTCACTGCCGTACTCATGAATGCAAGCGCCGAACGCTTTGAATCTTTCGTCACGAATGTACTCCTCGGTGGTCATCTTCGACAGCGTGTACTCTTTGCTGTCCCAAAAAGTTTCAAAGTCGATTGTTATAAGTTGTTTGAATGGCGTTTTCATGGGTTTCCTCGTGCGCGGATTGCTTTCGCAAAGTGGTCCATACCGTACAGACCGCGCTTCTCGTGCCATTCGTCCGCCAGTTTTGCACACGCCTCACGCTCACGCTCTGTAGCCTTGGCATCTACCAGTTTGGCAAAAGCTTCAAAGAACGAAACCCAAGGTTCTGGCCAAGAATGACTCTTAAAGTTTCCCGCTTTTCTAGCCATTTCAATGATTTCATCTTTTGGCGTGTGTTGTGCCCCGAACGGGCACGAGGGGTCAAGCCCCTCGCATGTACATTTACTCAATTCATCATCTCCTTGGGTGGTGCGTCTTGCATGTGACCTTCGAGCAAGTGACCAAGTAGTTTTTGTAGCGTAGCGGTGGACTCAATCTCGTTGCTGTTGACAGACACGCGCGCCACAGTAGCCGCCTGATCGGAGTCAAACACGCAAACAGCGCGGTGAGCATCGTCGGTGTAGCACTGCACAAGCATCTCGATCAGCATGCGAAAGTGCGCACGCTTTTCTTGGCTCATGTTTTCCACCACCCGCATGAACTCGCTGGCCTCTTGCGTTTGCAAAATTGTCTTTCGTAGTTCTACCATTTCAATAATTCCTCTAGGTTGTGCATGTTGCTTTCGTTGATAACAAAGGCCAGTCCCTTGGCTTTTTGTATGCGTTTCAACTCGCGCTCTTGCAAAGGAGTCGTCTTACCTTTGCCTGCCTTACACTCAAACGCAACGAAGCGCCCTTGGTAGCAACCAATAATGTCGGGGATACCTGCACGCCCCATGCCGTTTTGCATTGGCGAGAAGTGATAGATACCCATTGCGTCAAGTTTCTTCTTGACGAACGCTTTGACTTTTCCCTCTGGGGTCATGGCCATAAGTTACTCCTGTGTTGAAGGTGAGGGGGATAGTAGATTCCACGCCCCCTCGTCGTGGTTTGAAAGGGCCGCTAGCTGAAAAAACCCGCGCCTCAACAAAAGCGCGCGCCGGGGCAACTAGCGACACAGAAACACTTAGCATCTACAAGGCCGCATGCTTCTGCTTATTTACACCCCCGGCGTAGTTTTCTTTGGGTAGCGCATGTCCATCTCGATGAGCAAGTCCACTTCGTGTTTGATTTTTTGCAAGTCTTCGTAGCCGTTCTTGTCGCGCCAGCGTGTGATGCGCTTGACGATGCAGCCTTCTAGGAACGAAAGGCCGTTGGCCTCGATGTATTCAACCGGCTGAATAGCGCGGCTTTTGTAGTGCCCACCGCCGACTTGCACGTCGAGTGGGTTGGTGTTGGTAGTGCTTACCATAACGCTTCTCCTATGTTCATAATTTTTTCGCGGTGGATTTTGTGAATAATTTTAGGGTCTGCGCGATCGAAGGGCCACCATTCGCCGCGCTCAATTTTCTCTTTGATGGTACACCCATTTGCCTCGCTAGTGTGCTGACCATGTTGTCGCTGAGGTTGAAGTCTGCGGCTATTGACGCGTGCTTCTCCCCTATTAGTAAGCGCTTCCTTATCTGCTCGTTGCGCTGTGTCCTTATCCGCACTTTTTCGACGGCGTGCTGGTGTGCGGGGATGTGTTGTCGCATCGTTCGCCATAGAGCGTCTCCAATTTCATAGGTGTTATACCGATACCCGCACGACATGCACTCACGGCGTCGCTTATTTACAACATCTGAGTACATGTCTCGGGTATCGAGCACCGTGGTTGTACCGTTACACTTCGGGCACTTCATCGCGCGCCTTCAACATTTCGTCAGCGTACCAATAGGGCGCATGTGGTCTGAACATGCCGCCGTGCGCAAGCATGCCCATCAAAGCAAACATAGCCGCCAAGTCACGCATGGTCATTTCGTCCAACGGGATGTTTGTTGGTTCAGTCATTAGTTTCCTTTCACGCAGAGAACCTGCTTTAGTTGATGTACGACTTCCACCAAGTCTGTCTGGTTGGCCATCACTTGGTCGATGTCTTTGTAGGACGCTGGAATCTCGTCGATCACGCCTTCGTCTTTGCGGCACTCGACACCTTTTGTTTGCTCGATGAGGTCAGTAAGGCTGAATCGGCGCTTGGCTTCTGCGCGTGACATGACTCGACCTGCTCCATGACTACACGAACAGTAGGACTCAAGGTTACCTTTACCGCGAACAATGTAAGACCGTTGCCCCATAGAGCCGGGAATAATACCGAGGTCACCTTCTCGTGCTCGGATTGCGCCCTTGCGTGTGACCCACATATTTCGTCCAAAGTGATTTTCTTTCTCGACATAGTTGTGGTGGCAGTTGATTGCTTCCTGTGTGATGGTGAATGGAATGGGTAAGGTCTCGCGCAGGGCGGCCAACACTTCTTGCATCATGATGCGGCGGTTCTCAAGCGCATAGTTCTGCGCCCAACCCACAGCGGCCATGTAGTCCTCGAAGTCCTCGGTGTCTTCTGGCAGGTACGCCAGATCATCGTCAGGTAGCGTGATGAAGAACTGCTCCATGTTGCGCTTGGCTTTGGCGATGTAGTGGCTACCGATCATGTTGCCGATACCGCGGGAGCCCGAGTGCAGCATTACCCACACGTCTTGGTTTTCGTCGATGCACAGCTCGATGAAGTGGTTGCCTGAGCCCAGCGTGCCGAGTTGGGACGCGGCCTTGAGCATGAACTTATCGAAGTCACCTTTGTACAAGGGCTGAACCACGGTGCGGTAAATGTCGCCAGCGGCGTGATGCTCGTTCAGTAACTCCAGCTCGATGGCGCGAACGTGGTCGTGACCACCGCCTACGCCCAGAGGTACACGCTTCTCGATCTCGTCACGCAGGGGCTTCAAGTTGTCGGGCAGCTGGTCAGCCTTCAACGATAGGCGCACAGCGTTCATGCCGCACCCAATGTCCACGCCCACCATCGAAGGCACAATTGCCCCTTGAGTTGCCACCACCGACCCTACTGTAGAACCAATACCTGCATGTACATCAGGCATGACAGCAACATGAGGGGCTACAAAAGGCAACCGTGAAATATTTTTTAGTTGCGACAAAGCGGACGCTTCAACGTCGTCCGTCCATATTTTTATAGGGACGCCTTCGTCCCGAACTACTTGTTTGAAAGACATTACCACTCTCCTCCGTGTGTTTGGTTATGACAATTAGCGCACGTCAGTACGCATTTTTTAAGCTCTTTGAGGGTTGTCGCCCATGCAGAGTTTGTTAGCAAGCGTGTTACCCCTGCGTCTTTTTGTGTCGGGTCTGTGTGATGGAACTCGAATATAGGGGCGTTTGCGCCGTTGTACCGCACGCCGCAGAAATGGCACGCGTTCCCCAAATGCGCCATCGCTTTTAGTTTTCTAGCCCGGTAATAGTTACGCTTAGCATCGCGCACAGTGCCCTTGTTTTTGTTTCTGTACCGCCGCTGTAC